TCCGAAATGCTTTTAACCTGCCACCCGTCTAAACTCATAGTTTGCTCCTTAATTACTCAGCGTATTCTGAAACATCGAAATGCTTTATAGCGTTTCTCGGTGTTCCGGCCGGTATATAAACTTTATCATATCCGACAAATGTTTCGTAAGGGTTGTCAGACAACTTTAAAACAAGGGTTCTATCGTTATCTGAATGCATAAAAACAAAGTATCTGTGGTTTTCGTTTTCTAAAAACTCGTCTGTAGGTACTTCTACATAATCAGTACTTTGAGATCCAATTTCGCCAATATAATGCTTTTCTACAACTTCTCCATCAGTATTGAGTATCAAGATATGACCATCTTGCGTTGATAAAATCAGCCCATAACTACCATCTAAAATGTTGGGCACTGAGATCAAGCTTCTACTATACGCCGTATGACCTAGAGGTTTTTTAGTGATCGAGTTTGATGAAGAGGTGTATTTTAGTATGTAATTAAAGTTTTCAAAAAATAAGAACGCTTCATCATCGTTTTCCGGGTTACACACACATCTTATATTAAAACCAACGCTATCAGGTCCAAAGAGATCTTCTATATCATCGTCATAGCCAAATTCTTGGTAGAGAGATTCAATAGAAAAGTCGTCTCCGTTTAGTTTAGCAATTGATATAGAGCCTTCTCCATCATTAATTACCCAAGAGCTGCCCTCGTCCTCTCTTGTTACAGCGAAAACATCCCCATTATTTGCAATATCGAAATCACTATTCTGGTATTCCCGCATAATACCGCTGGATTTTGTGGGTCCAGCCGCAACAATTTCTTCACTCTCAAGGTCAATTTTAAAAACTAGAAATATGGTCGCATAATTATCATGTTTCTGAATCAGGGAGTTTGTACTAATGTACACATAATTTCCCTTTAATTTAAGCCCGAAAGGACTAGAATAAACTGTTGCAGTGTCTACATCATCATCTTCAAACCCTGCTTTTTCTTTTGCAGCTTCACGAAAAGCTGAACTCTCTAAAGTAAAATAATTATCAGCTCTATCTTGAGAAATTACACCATCTACTCTCAACCCATCTTTAAACATTTCATAAAAATAGACACGCAAAAAATTTTGGGCTGGAGATACTTTCAATAATGTTTTGTCGTCAATAACCCAATTTAAAAAACCAACGGCAGAAGTAAGCGGCTCACCAATACCATCTAACCAGTCTACAACTGAGAAATCATCAGTTGATAGCCCCAAAGTACGGTACCCCAGCCTTTGATTGTTCGCTGTGACATACACAAGATCAGTCTTGTCTGTTGATTTACTTTCTACAAACACTCTTTCACTCACATTGCTTGATATTCCTCTTGCGTCAATATCTACAGCATCTACCTCGTAGCCTCTGTAGTATAGAGGGACAAAAGTGAACTCCGTTTTAGAATCTGCATCTGAAATATCAAAGTCAGCCTCAAAAAACGGAAAATCAATCTCAGCTCCATAACTACTATCTATATAGCATTTAATAATTCTTTTTTGGGGTGCAAACAAAAAACTTTGTTCAATGGATGGTTTTACAATAACCCCATCTCGCCAAGACTCGATTTCTGGCGAATAATTAGAAATATCCGATAGCTTAAAATGCTTCACCTCACCTGTTTCTGCGTTTTCATACATAATAATATCATCTTTACGCGGAGGAGTCTCAGTCCGCTCAGAATTCGTTGAGTATTTTGGGTATTCTGGATCCGGAAGGTTGCCAATCTTTGATGCTTTATCAGTATTAGTAGAAGTATCGCGGACAATAATTAGATCATCAATACTTAGAGTCTCTTCGAGAACATCAAGATCACTGATCTGCTTTTCTGTCTCTTCGTTATTAGACATCACACACTCTCTCCGTCTGTAACTTTTCTCCAGCGTTCGCCGTCGCTAAAAACGGGGACTCCTTCGTTTTCATAAAATAAAATGCGACCTTTCCAGTCGCCGGCGTCTGGCAAATCACCATCTACAGTTTCAAGCTGTCCGCGCGTCTCATCAAAATGTCGAATCCAGCGGTAAATAACTCTAAGCAGCCAATTTAACCACTGGCGTGGCGGTTCTTCAAAAGGCTGCCACCCTATAGATTTTCGACCGCGCGGCGGCGCAACAGCGTTCAACTGACCAGTTTCTTGATCTCTGACATCTTCACTTGCGAATTCCGGGTAATGACTTGGTTTTTCTTTGTAGTCACTCATCTCAATTTGTCTCCGCACTAATATCTTCTGCCAACACTCCGCTCGTATTGATTGTTTGTATGTTAGGATCTTCTTGATCTGTCACACTTGTTAATGAACCGTCGCTAAATTTCAGTCGATGTCCGCTACTCAATATAAAAGGTTCTGGCATTTGCTCAGAAAACCCTCCAACATCGTCTGATTTTACTATATTTGCTTCATCTTGTCCACCTCCGCCGAGCAACGCATTATCGCTGATAGAAATTAGAGAACCATCATAGGTTTTAATTACGTAGTAGTTACCTTCTCCGACTTCTTCTGAAAACCCGAAGGGTAGTTTAGTGTCTAGAGATGGTGCAGTAGATGCGTACAAAGCAACTCCGGATGGCAGAATATCTCGAACACTTCTGACTACCTCTGCGTCAACATTGTCACCATCCACAAAAACTTCAACGGTCGCCGGATAGCTTTCTTTGTATTTAATTCTTTCGCTGCCGGAATACGCTCGCAAATACCCGATTACACCCTCTGGCTGACCGGAAACTGCGTTCAACACTGCACGCAGTCGAATTGCGCGACGATAATCACCATCTAATCTGCCGTTTCTATCTTCACCAACGAGCTCACCCAAACCATCAAGCTGGTCGCCGTCAGCGGAGTCGATCCATCGGTCAGTTAAAAATGGATGTACATTATCTTCAAAATCCTGTTTGCCTGAAATCAGAGCGCTTATTAGTTTTTCAAAGCGACTCAATCCTTGGTATTGATATGCGATACGCTCCAGAGCCTTTTTAGTGTGATCGTCAACTTTTTGGATATCTCGAATAGTCATTATGAACGCTCGTCGTTGACATTTACAATGATTCTGTCTTTGCTAAATACCGTGGCGACATTAGAGTCAATCTTTATATTCTCGCGTTTCCAATCTTCTTCGTCCGGCGGATCTTCAGGAGAATCCGTTTGTGCGACTTCAAGGTTTTCGACTTCAAGAATACCAGGCACCGAAAAGATCGGCTTGTAAAACGACTGGTAAATAACAGGGTCACCGACTTCAAGCATGTCTCCATGCTCAAATAGCGCTGTTTTAACTTGCTCATCACCGCTTTCAGGGAACGGTTCACGAGAATCGCCGACACGGATAGTTGTTCGGATCCAGATGTATGCATCGGCCGGTCTTGTAAATCTAACTACTTGCTCACGATTTTCCGAATCAACAACTGTCACAGATGTGTTGCCGAAAGACTCTATTCCGGCGGGTTTAATTTCCCACAACTTCTCTGCGATATCTTGCTCTGTGCCACCGCTTACGATTAATTCAAATGAGTGGGGTGGTCTACCTTCTTCATCTTCGTCTGGCGATCTGTTAGAAACAACAGAGGCGCTAACCACATCGTCAACATCATCGAGAATCCGCGCTCGAATTGCCGGTTCTGTTGCAGCACTAACAATTTGAAGCGAATCTTTATATCGCTCACGAAGCTCCGCATCACTTTCTTCATTGTTGCCACGCGTGCCGTCAGTCAATGTTTCAACGCCGTTCCAGCCAGACACCGGGGTGATGATCTCATCAATCAAACCTACAAAAACATCGATGCCTCCAGGTTCAACAGCTCGGAATTCAACAGGGGTGCCGTACTGTACGTTATCAAATTTTTCTTTTGACAGTGCTTGTACAGAAAATGTCGTCGTGAAATCTTCTGCAACAACTCTGACTGATTTATCATCAGATTTAGCCGAAACGGCGTCGAGGCTGTTAATTTCACTCGCAAGCTCTTCAGCGATGTCCGGTTCACTCTTATCGTTTGCTGATACTGAGACAGTTTGCCCATTAATGGTTGCTTCAAAATCCCCCGTATCCGAATCAATATCGAACATTAAAACCAAGCAACTCGATCTGTCTATTTCATTTTCAGCGGTTGTTTCAAACTCATCAAGCGAATCGCTATTTTTTACACGAGAACCAGCGGGGATGGCTGTGCCGTGATCACCGAGTAGCACAACATCAGCAAAAGACCTCGATGCGGGTCTTCTACTCAAACCATTGATTGCGACAACACGGTCAAGTGATCTGCCCGTCGCTGTACTCGGGTATTGAGAGTAATAAACTGACTCCGCTAACTCCCAGAGCTCAGATTCACGTTCAGAAACTGTGTCGATGATGTGACCAACCACCGATTCTTCACCGGTGTTAATCGGACCAAGCCGCTCTTCGATCTCGTCAATAATTTCGGATCGAATCTCAGAAAAACGTTTGCTTGAAAATCCCTGTCTCGTAAGCCCAGCCATTAAATGCTTACCTCGCTTGTCACGACAGTTGCTGAACCCTTAGTGACTTTAACAGTGAATCTAATAGTCATTCTCTTAGTCACACCATCAAAAACAAAATTTAAGCTTTCAACCTTTTCCACGTCTGGGTCATCTGATATCATGCGACGAATAACGGATCTGACTATCTCTGATCGCGGGTTTTTCTGCAAAACCTTTTCAAAATACGGAACCCCAGCTCGTCGGTTTCTAAAATATTCGCTGCGTATCAACCGGAGTTTTGACTGTATCCGCTGAGCAACGGCGTCTGCTTCCGAACTCATGACGAGATCAGAATTGCGGAACAACAAATCGCCGTCTCTTTCACTTAAGATCAGGTCTTGCATTGTTACATTATACCTTGTTATGGCTAAAAAGTCAACGATGCGTTACATGTTACATCAGAGCGTTACATAAAAATTCGAGTAAAATCAATAAGATTACATCGTTACATAGTTTTGCCCACCTACCCCCTTTCCATATACTTAAACAACAACTTTCACTTTTATAGAAAAAGTATGTAACGATGTAATGTCATTGATTTTAAAGGATTTTTTATGTAACGCTTATGTAACGTTTTTGATAAACATTGCTATAAGTCCTTGATTTTGCTCATATTACACTGTTACATCGCTTACGTAATGTCAAGACGGTGGGTTTGTCTCACTCAGAGATCCGTCTGCATCAATGAATCTGTGTGTATGATTTGTAAGAGACACTGAACCTCCACCGGCTAAGACATCTCCGCCGGCATCAATGTCGCCACCGGCTTCAACTCCACCGCTTACGATCAGATCACCGTCAATATCTACGTCTCCGTCAATCTGAACACCGCTCTCGTTCAAAGTCATGATTGTGTTGCCGTACCATACTGTCACCGAATCCGGATCTGGCGTTTCCCCTGCATCACCGAGGTTGCTAAACGGGAACAAACCGGGAATGGCAATAGCGTCAGTCAAGTCGTGTGATCTTGAATCACCGGGGTTTTGCTCACCTCCATCACCGGATAGCCAGGCATCCAAACTTCTATCAGCAAATACGAGCAACACGAGATCGCCGCGCTTGACAGGCAAGGTAATCGCTCCGCCCCCGCCTCGAGGAAAAACAACAGGGACAGCAGGGATAACGGGCCGCGACTCTACTTCATTAGTTTCACGGTCTCGACGCATTAACAGCGGCTTGATATTTGCCCGTTGTTGTGAATGATTATACTTTTCAATTCGCCCGGGCATTGCGACGTGCATTTTCTGGCTAGCGCCGCGAAAAGCTTCTTTCATTGCATCAACTAAATCAGTCATAGCTGCACCACCTGCGCTTCCGTTTCCCAGACATCTCCTCTCGTATCTCCGCGATGCTCGACTCGACGGACTAAATAAGCACCCTCAATTTCTTTTGATCTTATTTTTATGCGCTCGCCGGGTTTGATTCGAGGATCAAGAACAGTTTTCACAGACCAGCCATCAGCTTCCCAACCCGGCTGATCTAATCGACCAAGGCGCTGAGGAGTCGCGATCATGCCAGAACCTGACTCAATCAAAGCCACTTCGCTTTCACCGGGTATCCCGACACCTCGCTTAGTCACGAGTAACTCGCCATCCTGAATCGACCAATCGACATCCTCTTTTTCTGACACTTTATCAAGTAGCTCGTCTACTCTTCCGCTGAACGCAAAACCTGTGCCGAATATTCCTTCCAGCTCTCCGTCGTAACGAATCGGCAAATCAGTTACGCTTGAAACACGCTCAATTAATTCCGATGTTGAAACCGCGTCATCAATGCTTATCGAAACTCTTTTGTCTCGGATTTCTCGCAACCCTTCACCGAGCTCTATGCTCATGAAAAGATCAGGGGGTTGGCGCTCGACAATATAGTCAGAGATTCCACCAATCGCTAATGTTGAAATCCTAGTTCTCTCATACCCGGCTTCTAACGTCACTTGATTGTCTAATGATGCAATCTTGTTCCTTGTGTTTTCAGAGATCCCGTAAATTTCGATATTTGCGGTATTCAAACTTCTAGTGTCGCTTTTATCTACATTAAATACAATACGAAAACCTTCAGATCCTTCAGGTGTTTTACTTGATAACCTAACACCCCTTTCTCCGGGTTTCCCAATAATCAAATTCGCTTTTCTTGAGAATAAGATACTCATTCAACGTACACCAGCTTAAAAGTCCCGTTTGAAAAATCCTCACGGTTTGGGTCTCTGTTTACTCTGCGGGGCGTTACAGCAACAATTTTTCCTTCCGGCCTTTTCTCATGCACAACGCCGCTTAAAATATCATGATTTTTTAAAATAGGCGCAGAAACAACTAAAGAACCGTCGGTTGTTTCTAATGACAATAACCAGTTCTGAAGCCGCGTGTTCCACCTAGCTTTTACGACATAGCGAGTTCCGCCAAGCCTAATCCTTTGCCGCCAAGCTGGTTTATCAAAAAACCTTATTTCTTGAGGCATTTTAATCGTCTCCTCTCAAAACACCGAGACCCGCTTGAAGTAATGTTTTCTGTGTTTGATCGCCGGGTTCTTCTGTCACTTGGTCAGAAAAATTAGATTCAGCTTGTAACGAATCCACGTCTTCTTCATCGAATCGATCCTCATCTATTTCCGCAGTTTCTGGCTCAACGAAACGAATTTGTTTCGCTTCAATCGTAAATTGCAAAGCGTCTGATTCTTGTTGCCGCGGCATTTCTAGACGCTCAATAACCATGTTTTCGTATTCACCGTATGCGGTTACTATATCAAACGGCTCGGCATTTTTCCATAGCTCATCAAGCTGCTCAAATGCATCATATTTGGTTGGAAAATCGCGGTCATCCGCAGATCTTTCAGAGTCAAAAGGGATGACAGGCTGATCAGTAACTAGCCCCTCAATAGTTACCCGACGTTGGTCTCGAATGACATGATCAGACATCAAAGACCCACTTTCTATCGGATCCTCTGTAATTTGCGCACTTCTTTCATGACGCTCATTCAGCGTAGCATCAAGCTCGAACCCGGCAATTTCTGCGCCGGTCCTTTGGCGTCCGAATATAATCCCAACGGTCATTCAGAACCTCCCATCTGTTGGATGATTCNGCGTGATTCTTCATCAATAATACGTCTGCTGCTATCTTCCATNTCGCGTCGGATCTGCTCTCTTTGCTCTNGTGAAGTACCAGCGGGTATTTCAACATTTGGAGTNACATTGATTGTCACATTTGATTCTCCGCTCGCTTGATCACGGCGAACTCCGAACATACCTGGAGATAGATGAGCAGGAATCGGCGTTCTTGAAATACTTTCAGAATCACCGTTTGAGCCACTGCTACCTGGCGGTGTAGCTGGAACAGCGTGATCTGGAATCTCGTCAACCTCGGATCCGTCTGCTGCTCTGCCCGCCTCCAGATGTTGACGGCGTTCTCTGTCTTCTTTGTCTTCACCTAGACCGACAAGACCTAATGCTGCTTCTTTCAAGTCAAGGATTGCGTATGCTAACTGCCTTACTTCCTCTATTCTATTACTGATAAAGTTGCCGATTGAGGTAAAAGCGCTTTCAAACACCTCCTCAAGATATTTTACTATGCCGCCCGCTTCTTCGATGCGATCAGAAAGATCAGCAAAACCGCCTTCGCCGCGTGTTAGCCAAAAATATAAGTCTTCCAAAATAACCGTTAAAAGAACAAGCAATCCTACGCCCGGAATTCTTCTCATTGCAGCACCTAATGCAGCAAAACCGCCTGAAGACATTAGTGCCGCACGGCCAATGCCAATAAGCCACCTTGCAATTTTCATGCCGATCAAAATCGTAAAGGCTCTAGTAAGCGCGCTGACAGTGTTTTCAAACCCGCCGAACGCACTCACAATTGGTGACATGATATTTGCGAGTTGACGGAAACCCCAGGCAACTCCCTCAAGCACTGTTCTTAAAAGTTTTACAAACTCTAAAAACCCGGACTCAATAGCTTCTCGATTTTTATAAATAAAATCACTGAATGATTCAACGATGTCAGTCATTATCGGCAGCATACCTGCGGCAAGTTCAGAGCCGATAGCTCTGACTTGAACGCCGAGTTCATTTAAAGCATCATTATATTCAGCAGACGATTCGATCAAATCATCGCTAATGTGACCGTCCAGATCTCGGAATTGATCTACTAGATCGCCAAGCTCTGCTTCGCCTGACCGGATAGCAGGTCCAAGATTTTCACCAATGCTGTCGCCGAGCACGTCAGAAGCGATACGCGCCGCTTCCATATCAGAACTCGATTCTTGCAATCTGTTTTGCAGCGCAACAATCGCTTGCTCTGCGTCAACATTTCCACGGCGAACATCGTCCATGGAAATTCCGAGTTCGGCGAATGTTCGCATCGCCGAGTCAGAACCTCGCATGGCTTCTCCCAAGGTTCTGTTAACGCCTTCAATAGCTGTACGGGCTTCCTGCGCTGACGCTTCACCAAGCTCACGTAGCGCATAAGTCAGTTCTTGGAATTTCTGGTTTGATAGATCTACACGATCTGCTGCTATGCCTAGATTCTCGGCATACTGAGCAGTCGCGTGCGCGGCGCCGATTGTAGCACCAGATAATAAGGTAAACGCACGTACAAGTCGGCGTGATGTTGTATAGACACGGTTCAACGACTGATCGTAACGCCTTGCCTGCGTCGTGTCAGCGTCAAAACCTAATCTTGTTACAAGTTCACGTACCTGCATTTATACGGCGCCGCTTTGTTTTGTTTCGTACGCGTGGAGTGCTTCTGAAAACTTCTTATGATCAAGAAGTGCGTTCATTTTTGCGATGTCATCGAGACACCACGA